GGTCAATGCGTTAAACGCTCAATCACTACCGGTGCGGTTTTGGCGACCTACAATGGATCCTGTCAGCAGGGCAGTTATGCGGACTGCTGGGACACCGTCGGAGAGTGGGATCAGGATAACCCGTTCCTACTCAAGAAGGTGTCTCAGTACTATCCGACACTGTCTGGTAGCTACCCTACTGTACCGTACCCGAAATGGGAGTTTACGGGTGAATACCCTATAACTGGTCAGTACTCAGCTATAGACCCTGAGAGCCGTTTTCCTGTGCCCAGCGTTGCTGAGCTGCAGGGGATGGCGTCTCACGGCGCCGCTATGAGCAACCCATGTCGGCCCCACATCGGGCTACCGACTGCTCTTGGCGAGTTGAAAGATCTTCCGAAGATGTTGGCGCAGATCCCCAATGCTATCCGTAGCAGAGGGGGTCAATTCCTATCGGATCTACTCGGATCTCGAAAGAGGTCCGGGTTCTCCGGGCTAGGCAATCCAGCACAGTGGCTGAAAGACGCCGCGGCTGCGAACCTGGCTTGGCGATTCGGTTGGGCACCATTCATCTCCGACCTGTCGAAGATGCTCGGCGTCACGGACGCTATTGCCAAGCGTTTGGCGATGTTGGGTAATCTCGCAGCAGGTAAATCCATCCGACGACGGTTTAACTGGCCGGTCGAGAGTTCCGAGTATGACGAGGGGCAGAAATGCACCCAGTCCATCGGCGCTCTCCTCTACCACCGCAAAGTGACCCTCTTCACTTGCCACCGCTGGGTAAGTACTCAGTGGAAGTTAGCAAGTGGGGCCACCCTCCCCTCTACGCCTGACGAGATGGCCAATTTGGCTGGTCGTTTGGCGATGGGTTTGAACGGGCCTGGCGGCCTGGCGGCGGCATGGGAGTTGACTCCTTGGAGTTGGCTCCACGATTGGTTCTTTGGGCTAGGCGACTGGTTAGCCGCCAACAATAATGCCCTCCCAATCACACTGGCCGGAAGCTGTTTCATGCAGCACAGCGCCTCAATGACGCTGATGACTGCTTCAGCTTCCAATCCGGCGTGGGTCCTTTGTAAGGGCCCATACTGGATGGGAATGGAGGTTAAGCGAAGGATCCCTCTCGGGTCCGTGCTACCCCTCCTACCGTCTATTCCTACACTACCCTCCCTCACGGGAGGTCAACTCGGTATCCTCGGGAGTCTAGCGGTTCAACTGGGACTGCGAAGATAACTTGAGGAGTTGGAGATTCTTATGCTCGGAGACACACTCACTCTTCCGCACGCCGATGGTGACATCGTGTGTTCGAAGATCAACCAGGACGCCTACAGTTCGGAATATCTGAACCGTACGGCGACGACTGAGACCAAGGTCAAGGTTCGACACTCGAACGTCAAGGCGAATCCGACGACGGGAAGTCCCGCCAAGGATCGTCATAACGTGGAGGTGACCCAGACCATCTTCGCGACCTCCGAGGTCGCGGAGTACCAGCGGAAGTTTTACGTCGTGGTGGAGCAACTGCCGTCCGATACGGACGTCAAAGTGGCCGACGCCTTGTGCGATTGGCTCATCGCTTCATCCGACGCGAAACTGGTCTCGTTGCTGGGATGGGAGTCCTAAGACTCCCTTTTCGGCAAGACTACGTAGAGGAGAACCGGAGGTGTCTGCCACCTTTCCAAGGTGGTAGGTGTTGAAGGATGACCCCCTACGTGGAGTCATGCGTTCGAGCATGCGCGCTCAGGACATCATCACACTACGGAGAACCCTTACGGGTTCGCGGGCCTTGCGGCCCATATGCGGTGTGACCTAGTGGGGAGGCTGATCCCCCCCTCTGCTAGGCACCCCCTCGTCGGGGGTGAGCGGCG